CGAGTGAACCTAACCGACTGCGGTTCTTTATGACGGTGGCCTAAATGGCGTTCTATGGTGATCTAAAAGCGACGGCAGATAGGTTGCTTGTGCAATACAAGCAAGGCACTGTAGAGATTGGCCGAACGGTATCAACACCGGGCGCGCAAGCATGGGGTGCACCAACGTTAACCACGACTTACACAGAGATTAACGCTGTTGTCAGGGGCGTGTCATCTAAGTTTGTTGATGGCGTGATGGTGTTAGCTACTGACTTACAGATGGTTGCCAGTATCGGTGATTATGACCCACAACCGGGTGACAAAATCCGTATAGATGGCGCAAACGTAACAATGATCAGGATGGATAAAATCCCAGCGGCTGGCACTACGGTTGCTTGGCGGTTTATCGTGCGCGCATGACTTTAGATGAATTGATTGCAAGGCAACAACCAGCCGTTCAAAAGGCGCTCAAAGCTGCAATCAAAGAAATTGTGTCTAAGGTCCAGATTGGCCGATTAACACGGGCTTTACAGTCTGGCGATATTGATGCGGCGATTGATGCACTAGGCATTGAAACGGCGGCTTACAGGGCTTTTCAGAGTGAGTTAGGGCGCACGTTTGATGACGCTGGCAATCTTGTTGTTGCTGGCGTTACGTGGCGGTTTCCAGATATGTCCAAGGCGGTTGTCCGATGGGATTTAGACAACCCAGAAGCGACGGCGGCGCTTAGGGGTGCATCGGCTGATCTTGTGACGGCGATTGTGCAGGAACAGCGTGACGCACTACGGCAATCGGTTGCTGATATGTATTCGCAGGGCATGGGACCGCAAAACATGGTTGCGAGGCTTGTGGGTAAGGTTGGCAAAGACGGCGCACGTAGCGGCGGGATTGTGGGCTTGAATGGTCCGCAAACGCAGTGGGTGGCCAATATGCGCGAATATCTGACGAATGACCCATCCCGCGCCTTGGATATGGCGCGCCGGGATCGTCGGTTTGACCGGACGATTGCCAATGCTATCCGCACAAAAACCCGTCTAACCGCTGCGCAAATTGATGGCATGGTTAGGGCTTACACCAATCGGCTATTGGACTTGCGGGGCTTTACGATTGCCCGCACAGAAACTGCCCGCGCGGTGGAAATGGCAAAAGCAGAGGCTTGGCGACAAGGTATTGCAAAGTCTGGCATCCCTGAAAATGTGGTCTGGAAAGAGTGGGCGCATGGTGGGCCTGCTGTTAGTGGGCGGGAACGTCCTGAACATATAGCCTTGCACAAAGCGCGCGTTTATGGATTGGATACGCCGTTTCTAGTGGGTGGGGATTTTATGCAGCATCCGCATGATACCAGTATGGGCGCGGGTGCTGATCAGGTTATAAATTGCCGTTGCGCTGCATTTTACGGCATCGACTATGCATTATTGGCGCGGTGATCCATGGGCAGCTTTGCAGCACAAGTAAAAGCATGGGGTGATAATGCAAAACGCAACACTGGGATTGTGTTTCGTGAAAGCGTTCAATCCTTGGCGCGTGATGTGTTTTATCGGACGCCACTTGTGACTGGCAATCTTAGACGTTCATTATTGTCTAGCGGTGTTGCAATGCCAAGTGTTAAGCCGAACGTGGAATTTGCAACTGACCCAATGGGGCAAGTTGATTTTACGATTGCAGGTTTAGACGTTGGCGATACGTTCTATTTGGGTTTTCAGGCTGAATATGCTAGGCGGGTTAATTACGGTTTTACGGGTGCGGATAGTTTAGGCCGAAACTATAACCAATCCGGCCAATTTTTTGTAGAGGCAAGCGCGGCCCAATGGCAACAATTCGTTGCCGCCGCCGTTGCAAAGGTGAATGCATGATTACGCAAATTGACGCTAAAATCTGGGAAGCCCTAACCGATCATATCACCATAATGCCGGGTGGTTTTGATATTGTTGAACCTAGCGGGATTTATCCGCCAGATACCACGGTTGCGTTTATCGTGTTGACTGACGTCCGCTTTGGGAATGTCAGGCTTTATATTGGCAGCACGGCGGATGATCAACACGGCGGATCATTGTCGTTGTCAGTCATGGCCCCTTTGGATTGGACGCATACGCAATTACTTGGCGTGTCTGGAATTGTTTCAACGCACTTTGCCAAGGATACCAGACTGGACGGATTGGTAGAAATTACAAAAACGCCCGATGTAGGAATTGCCTATCGTGACGGCGCATTTAATCGACTACCTGTTAACGTATCTTGGCGCGCTATGGGCTAATTTGCATATATTAAAGCGACAAGCGATAATTTGACAATCTAAAACCGCCCGTTGTCTGGGCTAACTCGCAATTAAGGATTTTTGCAATGGCGCTAGGACGTGTTTATCGTGGCGGTAAGTTCTACATCTCCACTACGGCTGTTACTGCCGATCTAAACCAAGCTGCATATGAAGCCCTAACTTGGACAGAAGTTACTAGCGTTGTGACTACGCCGGGTATGGGCGTGACTGACAACATGATCAGTCAGGACTTGCTTGATACGGATGTATCGCAAAAGCAGAAGGGCTTCACCTCGGTTAATGACGCCGAACTGGTTACGTCTTATGACCCTGACGATGCGGGTCAAGGCTTGATGCGGGCTGCTGCACTGGTTCGCATTGGTTACGGTTTTAAGTCGGAGCTGGACGACGCCGATGGCGGTGATCCCACTACACGCTATTCGTGGGGGTTTGTTGGCGGCGGCGGCGATGCTGGTGGCGGCGGTGAAGATTTTGTGAATGAAACCTTCATGCTTGCCCTTAACCAGCGGCCTATTTGGGTTCCCCGCGACTAACATGCTAAACGATAGAGGGGCCTAGTGCCCCTCTTGACGCCTAAGGAGGGCATTGAATGGATATCGCTAATCTGGTGCAATATGATGCACCTTATGAAATTGAATTGCGCCACCCTGTAACTGATGATCCTATCGGTGTGACTATTTCTGTTACGTCTGCAAATTCGCCCGCTGCTAAACGTATTCAGATGCAAAACCAAGCGCGCCTAATGGCGATGAATTTGGGCAAGAGTAAAGATAAGTCGGAAGCTGAAATTTTGGCCTTGCTGGAAAAGCAGGTCAAGAAGACCGTTGAACAACTTGCGGCTTGCGTTGTCGGTTGGGACTGGAAAGGTCAAGTATTCGGCAAACTTGGCAAAGACCCTGCATTTTCACCTGCCAATGTTAATACCGTCTTGGATACCGATTGGATTTTCGATCAGGTTAATGAGGCTGTTTCTGATATCGCAAATTTTACCAAGGGCTAAATGAGGCCCTTTGCGATTATGTAAAATATTCGGTAAAATGGGATGCGTCGGGTTCTGCTTTTCAAAAGCAAGACCCGACAATGACCAGACGCGAATATTGCGAATTAGTCAAAAAGCCAATTCCTGATCCGCCTGAAATACCATATGGGTGCGAATGGGTATTGAATGGGTTTTATGCTTTGCGCGGGTTTCAAGACGAATGGCGTGCACCAATTAAACCGGGCGATATGCTGGATTGGCAACGTTTATCGGGTGATTACTTATCGCCAGATATTGCGGTTATAATCATGACAATGGACCGTGTATATCGCGTTGCCATGTCTGAATTTCACGATAAACAAGACGATATGAGGCGCGAGAAATAGATGGATATTGCGGCTCTTGGTTATCAGGTTGACAGTTCTGCACTTGATACCGCAACTCCTAAACTAGAAAAGATGACCGCTGCAGCATTGAATGCCGATGCAGCGGCTGATAAGCTTGCGAAAAACTCCACTGCGGTAAACACTGGAGTTGCGAAGACTGGTGTTGCGGCTGCTGGTGCGACTACGCAGATGAACAAGTATGGCGGCGCATCCGCCAACGTTTTTGCGCAGTTGAATGATATTGCCGTGATGATGTCTGCGGGCCAAAACCCGATGCAACTTGCTATGCAGCAAGGTATGCAGCTTAACCAAGTCTGGGCGCAACTTGGCGGTAATATCAAGTCGATTGGTGGAGTTATTGGGTCGGCATTAATGTCAATGCTTAATCCTATCAATCTTGTGACGATTGGGGTTATTGCGTTCGGTTCTGCGGCTGTCAATTGGTTTATGGCTAGCGGAGATGAGGCTAAAAAAACCAAGACGGCGATGGAGGGATTGACCGATGCTGTTGATAGCTACATTGCCACTTCTCAATCCGCCACGGTTCCGACAAAAGCGCTAAGGGAAGAATTTGGCAGCATGGCTTTTGCTGCGCGTGATGCTCTTTCGGCTCTTGCTGATGTTGAACGTAAAGCCGCGATTGATGCCCTTAATGTAAGTCTTATGGGTTTGAAAACTAGCCTTACTGCGGTGACTATAATCGGTTCACAAAATGGAAAAGCTCTTTCGGGGCTTGGTCTAGCTGATGACTTTGGCTTGGCTGCTGATCAGGCTCAGCGGCTTGAGGGTGCATTGCTTGCCTTAGATAACGCGGCCACTCTGCCTGAAATGAGTGCAGCGGCGATTGAGGTTAGGGACGCTCTAGATGCGTCTAGAGATACAGCTGGTAATCTTTCTGGACCACTTGAAGCAGCTTATACCGAAATCAATAAAATCGTCGTTGAAGCATCTAAAATGCAAGGCGAGATTGAGAACGCTTCATTCTCAATTTGGGATTTTGTGGCGGGCGCTAATTCAGCGGCCAATGCACTTGCGGGTGCTGCGGGTTGGGCGCAAACTCTTGCGGCTAATGCAGCCAATGCAGCGGCGCAAATTTGGTCTGTAATGTCTGCAATGGCGGAACAGCGTGTTCGCGCGGAAAGTTATATCGAAAATTCCACTACGATTGGCGCTTATCAAGAATATGCGCGCGGGCGCAATATTGGCGAAGAGATTAAGGCCAATACTGTCTTGATTGAACATCAGGCTAAAGAACTAGAAAAGGCCGGGAAAAAAGGTGGCGGCGCTGGTAAAAAAATCAGTGACGCCCAAAAGAAAGCTGAAAAAGCACTTAAGGACAGCGCTAAAGCCGCTGAAAAACTGCAAGAAGAACTTGACGCGCCCATGATCGGGGCGATTGATGGCGTATCGAATGCTTGGGGTGATTTTGTAGTTGGAGGGTTTAAGGACTTCAAAGGCTTTGTCGATAGCGTCAAGGATAGCTTTAAGTCCATGATCAGCGAAATGATCGCCTATTCACTCAAGAATAAACTCATGCTGGCGATGGGGTTTAGCACAACTGCAAGCGCGGCTGGTGTGGCGCAAGCGTCAACTAGTGGTGGTGGCGGAATATTGAGCCTGCTTACTGGCGGCGGGGCTACGGGCGCAGCTGGTGGGGGTGGCATCCTTGGTGGGCTGGGCGGACTGCTAGGCGGGATAAGCGGCGGCGCAAGCAGCGTCCTGAGCGGCCTAATGAGCGGCGGCTTGGGCGGGGTTGGTTCTGCGGTAAGCACAGCCCTTGGTGGCATTTCAGGCGGCGGGCTAGCGGGCCTTGGCACAGCTATCGGTGCGCTTGGGGCTGTTGCGGCTGGTATTGGCGCGATTGCGTCCTTCTTTAAAACCAAAAAAACCATTTTGGATAGCGGTTTCAAACTTACTACTAAGGGCATGAAGTCTTTGGTGGATACGTTTAGCACGGTCGAGAAAAAGAAATTCTGGGGACTGTCTAAATCCGTAAGTACTGGATTTGAACGTGCATCTAAAGCTATATCTGATCCAATTACTAATGCGGTTATGCGCATTCAAAAATCAGTGCTGAAAAACGCCGCTGCGATTGGCGTCAGTGAAAAGGTATTTGCTAAATTCCGCAAGACGATTTGGTTTAGCACTAAAGACCTGTCAAAAGATGAAATTTCGCAGATGCTGCAACAACGGCTAACTGGACTTGGCAACTCTTTTGCTAAACTTGTTCCCGGCTTAATGTCAATGAAGCGTGGCGGCGAAGGTTTAATGGATACCCTTGCCCGTGTTGCCTTGCAGTTCAAAGTCGTGAATAAAACTTGGCGAGTATTGGGTTTTGATCTTTATGACGTGTCTGTAAAAGGCGCAAAGGCCGCTGATGCGATTGTAAAGATTTTCGGCAATGTGCAAAACTTCATTCAATCCACCGCGTTCTATTTTGACAATTTCTACACTGATCAGGAAAAGATTGCGGAACTGCAACGCCGCATTGGCCGTGGAATGCGTGGCGCTGGCGTCGGCGGTGCAATCCCGACTACGATTGAACAATACCGCGCTATGGTGGATAGGCTAGAAGCACAAGGCCGTGATAAAGCCGCCGCAAAACTGATCAAACTTGCGCCATTGTTTATCGAACTGCAAAACGCTTTGGGCGGCGTGACTGATGAGGTTAACGCGCTTAAAGATGCACTTAACCCGAATGATTTTGCGACGTTGTTCGATTATCAGATGGCAGGTGCTCGGCTGATGTCGGGTGCCTTTGCGCCTAACGGGCCGTCGATCTATAGCGCGCCACCTAGCAACGTTGCGGCATCTACCAGTCCTGCCGTGACGCAATCTAGCGGGCAATCCAGTGCACCATCCGCGAATGGATCTGAAAACAACGATGCATTGCTTGTGCAAATTTTGCAACAGATACGTTCTTTGCGTAATATCAATTTCAAGTGGGATACTGAAGGTATGCCAGATGTAAGGGAAGCCTAGCCTTGAAAATGATTGTCCCAATTGATGTTGATGACACTGTTTTAGTGGCGTCAAACATTGCGGAAACTGATTACGCGACTTGGAACAGTGGAACCAATTATGGTCTTGCCGATAGGGTTATCGTTGTTGCGACACATTCCATTTATGAAAGCGCCCAAGCTGGTAATCTAAACCATGACCCCACTACGGATGATCCGATTGATCCTGTTTGGTGGGTGAGAGTTGGCGCTACGAATAAATGGCGGGCGTTTGATGATGTAATCCAAGATCAGGCGGTTAAGACTGGCGGGATTACATATGAATTGGACGTTGCATCGCGGGCAGATGGTATTGCGTTGTTTAACCTTGATGCGTCTAGTGTGACGGTGCAGGTTAGTGATCCGTTAGTGTCTAGGGTTAACTTAATTGACGCTACTGATCAAATTGAAAACCCATACTGGACAGATATTCCGGGTGCTTTTATAGGAGGTGATGTCATTGCCCCAGATGGGACATTGACTGCAACGGAAATTAATTACCCGGTTCCATTTAGCCCTACTTACATTAGAAATTCATCATCTGGGGGCGGCAACAACAGTCAGGTTACTGCGTCTGTTTGGGTTAGATCAGATACATTAACAAGTGTATTTCTAGCAATTAGCCATACGGGTATTGTTGCTATAGACCCTCTATATGGAGATTATGTAGCAGTAACGCCAACTTGGACTAGGGTTTCTTACACAGGAATACCCAATCCAGCCCTTAGCTCTGGATTGCCATCATTTACATTATTTTGTGATGATGTTGCAGGAGGAGATTTAGAAATATGGCATCCTCAATTAGAATTGGGTGATACTGCAACAGATTACCAAGCCATTGACACTAGCGGTAACGTCACATCTTTCGCCTACGATGAAACCCGCGACTTGCAGGATTATTCCGCAATTGAGGATTATTGGACATACTTTTTTAATGGAATTGATCGCCTTTCAGATGTTGTCTTTGAAGATGTTCCAGCGTTTTCAGGAACTACGGCTTATATCTCAATCAATTCAAGTGATGACGCCAAGGTAGGTGAAATTGCATTGGGTCAAAACTTTCTTTTAGGCAAAACTCATGCAGGGGCTTCTGTAGGCATTCAAGATTTTAGCCGCAAGGAACGTGACACGTTCGGCAATTGGGTTATTATTGAGCGATCCTACGCAGACACTATGGACGTGAATTTTAGCTTTAGTGCTGATCGCGTTGCTTATACACGCAGGACGCTTGCTGATAGGCGCGCGCAACCGACCGTGTTTCATGCCGGGGAAACAAACGAGCAATTTGGCCTCTTGGCCTATGGCTTCTATAAAGACATAAACTTTCCAATCGTGACCCGTGATCTTTGCGTTGCGTCACTTGAAATTGAGGGACTAACCTAATGACGATCACGGTATACACTGGCGATGTTCCGAACCGTTCTACGCAAACGCAAGCTGAATTTTCGACCAACGTAGACGAGTTTCTGACTTGGCTAAATGGTGTTGTGCCTGAATTTAATGCATTGGCTGTCGGCAGCGTGTCAACGGGCGCTTTTAACGCCTTGGAGATTGGCAGTGATGGAACGGCAGCCGCGCCTGTTTTTCGGTTTGCTAGCGAGACCACAACTGGTCTGTATAGGATTAGCGCCACGAATATCGGCCTAGCCATTAGCGGGTCTTTGCGATACACGTTTGGCAATACCACTTTCGCCTATGCAGGGTCCACCATGACCATTGCAGGCGGTCAGGTTTACCGGGCCGGGGTAGCACTCGGTGCGATTGGTGTAGTTATTGAGGATCAAAAAACAAGCGGAACAAACGGCGGTGGGTTTACAAACGGCGCGGATAGAACACGAGACTTGAATACGTTGGTATACAATGGATTGGGCATTTCAGCGCTGTCCAGTAACCAATTTACCTTGCCTGCTGGCACCTACAAGATCGACTGGTCTGCGCCGGGGCACAACGTTGGCACTCACCAATCTTGGCTTTATAACGTGACGGATGCTGCCGTAGTGCAGCGCGGCACGTCAATGCGGTGCGCGCCTGCTGCATTTATTTCAAATCATTCGTTTGGATCAACTGTCGTTACTATAGCTGGGTCGAAAGCTTTTGAAATTCGGCATCGTTGCAGCGATACATTCGCTACAAACGGTTTTGGTATCGCAGCCAGCTTCGGAACGGAAGTCTACACCCGCGTAGAGATCACGAAAATTGCCTGACCTTTTGGTATTAGCTTTAGGCCAATCAAATATGAGAGGCCTAAAGAATGCAACAGGTGGATTGAAAACCATCCCCGCAAACTGTCTGGGATGGGATAATAACGAAACGGCTTTTGGAAGTAAGTTTGTCAAAATGAAGTTTGGCAGATACCCACTTAACATTATTGCAAATGACGGGAACTATGCCAATAACCTTGCGCTTGGTTTTTGTAGAGAGGCCAGCCAAACATACAATCCAAAATTAGTGATGGTTTCCAAAGGTGGGCACCCTATTGAGGCTTTTATCCCTGCCATCACCAGAAGGAATAAGAAGTGGCCTCTTTCGCCAGACAAGACCGACCTAACACGATACGTTTTTAATAAATTTACAGGAATAGCAAGGGCATTAAGACGATCAGGTAAGAAGCGGTTTGACGTTGTCATATTTCACCAAGGGGAAGCCAATGGCACATCAGGGACGCAAGGCTATTTTGACAGGTTTGAAAACCTTATTGCACATCTTGTAAATCGTGGTTTTATAGGACTGAATACACCCATCATAACTGGTGGAATATCTCAATCGCATGAATTTTATGCAGGTCATAAACAAGCCATGTTGAATATTTGCGCCAAATATCCAAACGTTAAGTTTGTTGACAGTGATGGATTGGTCTTAGCTGCCGATGGCATCCACTTCACTGGCGCAAGCTTGGTAACACTGGCTCAGCGATATTGGGGCGCATTCACAGAATGATTGTTTTGTGTGCATCTATCGCGACGGTTATCTTGTGTAGTTTCAACTATGCGCTGTTTGACAAGCCCTATGTCGGACGTGTAATCATAATCTTGTATCTAATGTGGGTTTTATTGTGTCTGATCAGTCAATCGACTATAAGCTAGGTATCATTTTCACCAAACTTGATGCCGTCCAAAGTAGCCTAGCGGATAGTGCCGCACAACGTGATCGGATGGAAGAAAAACAAGATGCCCAAGGCGCGTCTGTTAGTGCGTTGCAAGGTAGGGTAGATCGGATTGAACCAATGGCGGTTAAATCAGACGCCATGTTGACACGATGGCAGGCTGTTGCGTTTGGGGCTAGTTTGGCGGTAGGGACGATTAGCGCCGGAGTTGGGTTTGCTTTTGCTTACGGATGGGCGTCGTTCAAAAAATTGATGGGATGGGAATGATGGCAGCACCAAAAGAGTTTTTCGATGTAGCGCGTTCAAATTTCGGATCGTTCAAACAAAGTCAGATCGACGGCATTAATGTGTTGTTTGATGCTACTAAGAATTTGCCCATTCCGCACCGGGCCTATATCATGGCGACGGCTTGGCATGAGACCGATGAAACCATGCAGCCGATTACGGAATATGGCGGCGTTCGGTATTTCGACAAATACGACACTGGAAAACTTGCGGCGGTATTGGGCAACACGCCAGAAAAAGACGGTGATGGGTTTAAGTATCGCGGGCGTGGTTATGCCCAGTTGACAGGGCTTGCAAACTATATCAGAGCGCGCAATAAATTCGGTGTTGATTTTGTCAACAACCCAGACCTTGCATTGCATCATGATTATTCCGCAAATATAACGGTTAGCGGAATGACTGAGGGATGGTTCACTGGTAAGAAATTGTCTGACTACACGTCATATAAAGACATGCGCCGTGTGGTTAACGGCATGGACGACGCTACATTGATCGCCGGATACGCCGAAAAATGGGAAGCGGCTTTTGATGTTGTTCCTGCCAAAGTAGATTGGCTTTCTATCATTCTAGGATGGTTCAAGAAATGAAACTGATCAAGGATTGGCGGGCAAGCTGGCGGTTCTACAGTCAACAAGCGATGGCCACTGCTGTTGCATTGCAGGGGGCTTACATGGCCTTACCAGCGGGTTTGCAGTCTAGGGTTCCGGAAACGTGGGTTGATGGGCTTACGGTGCTTATCCTAGCCCTTGGTATGGTGGGCCGTTTGGTTGATCAAAAGACTTGACCCTGTTCTAGTGCTTGCAGAATGGCCTGTCACGTTTGACCGTGAGGGGTTGTATATCTGTAGGTGCGATGACGGGTTTGTTGTCTGGACAGAAACGCCAGAACGTGACCGATGGAAGGCGCAAGAGGTTAGTGAGATTGAGCCGCTAGACCTAGAAGATGTGTCAGAGGAACTTATTCGGCAACGGGGAATTTTCAGCGATGCTTAGGCTGTTTTGGAGTATCGGACGGCAGTTGACAGCGGCTTACCTTGCGCGAGACAACGCCAAGACGGATGCAGAACGCGCCGCTGCGGATGTGCAGATCAAGGCGCTGGAAACCAAGCTGGCATCGCGTGACAATCGGCTACTACAGTTCGGGTTAGGGCTTGTGGCGCTTGCTATGTGCGCCCATGCGGCGGCTGTTGCGTTCGTTTCTATGGTCCCTGCTATCGGCTGGAACATTGACGCCATGCCGCCCGCTTACGCCGCTATGCAGCAGTCGATTATCCTTAGTGGGTTTGGGCTTGCGGCGGTTGGAAGATTTATGCGATAGGGGTGTTGACAGAGATTGATAGTGTGTGTATGTATAGGCTGTGACACAGGGGAAGAACCTGTTAATCAAGAGAACGAGACTAAACCCGGTGGTAGCGATACGGTGCGGGTGTAGCTGACGAGATGGGTATGGTTAGTCAGCAAGGTTTAGGGTAAAACGAGGCGTCACCACTTCCACGCCTATCGTCTCTGTCACATTAACGCTAGGTAGCACCTAGCAAGCCCACCCAGCCCATCGGCACAGCGGAAACGTCCTGCCGATGGGTGATTAACCCGCCTCCTGGCGGATCATCTATGGTTTGAGTCTTGGCGCGGGCGGTGTATACGATACGCGCGACACAAGTTAGATGATCCTCTTGATCGCGGCAATGGGTAGTATCGGAGCAACCTCACACGCGATTGACCATCGCTATCAGGTGACGGCCAAACGATAGAACGCTTTAAGCCTTGGGATACGCGGCGCTAGTCACGCCAATCGGCCCTTAAGCCTTATCGCACATCGGCGAGCGATGCGATCAACAAATACCGTGGCCCTCTGATATGGTCTCGTCACCATATTACGGCGTCCTGAATTGACAGGCTAAGGTCGGAAAGCGGTTGCAAACGCCCCGACTGATCACGGGGAAACTATGCCCGCCAAGTTTACGCTTGGCGGGTTTTCGTTTATCATGGCCTTAGGCCTTTCCACGTTGTGCGCCCTTGATCGTGAAACCTCCTAAGCGATACGAAAAGACAACATGGATTTACCTGCATATGGGTTATTGACATACCGTGAAAAATATGCCAGCCTGCTAGATAGGTCAACAATCGTTGATCCTTTGGCCTAAGGAGGGCTATATACATGCTTAAATCAATGATCGTTGGGCTTGTGCTACTTGCATCGCCCGTTGTAGCACAAGAAGACACTCGATGCATCCAGGCAGAAGCCGCGCATGGATATTTTGAGAGTGTCAAATTCACGCGCGTTTTCATTGGTGATTTTCCGCAGATTGTTGACGGAAAGCCTGTCATGATGACCCTTGAAATTTGGGGTGGACCAACCCCTGACGGCGCGCTGCAATGGACTGCGTTTGTCACTTTCCCCAATGGGAAATCCTGCCTGCTAACAGAAGGCATGGCGTTTGACGTGCAGGAATTGCCGCCTAACGTGTGAAGTGGTATTCCATTGGAAGGCTATGGAGGCTTAACCAGTGACACCTAAACAGCAAGAGGCTTATGACCTACGCGCGGCGGGGCTTACGGATGCCCAGATTGCCGCGCGTTTAGGTATTGACAGGACAAGCGTTAGAGATCGGTTGCGGTCGATTGATCCGGCGATTGAACGCGCTATGACCGCCATTCAAACCGATATGATCCCAGCCATGGTTTGGGATAAGACGCAACCGGGCTATTCGGTAATGCTGAAGCCTGCGAAGGCTGATAACGCCGCCAATATTATGGAACAAGTCGCTAACGCCTTCAAGGATATTCCGGCGGTATTGTTGCCATCACCCGTAGCGCGTGGCGATGATCTTATGACGGTTTACCCTGTCATGGACGCGCACTTTGGAATGTTCGCATGGGGTAAGGAAACTGGCGGACAAGACTACGATCTAAACCTTGCGGAAAGCGACCTGTCGCAAGCGTTTAGTGACATTCTTGCAGTAACGCCCGTCACGCAAAAGGCAATCCTGATCCTTGGCGGCGATACTCTACATGCCGATAACAACGATGCTGAGACGCCACGATCTAAGCATAAGCTGGATACGGACGGGCGACATTTCAAGGCTGTTGAAATGGCGATCCGGTCTATATGTCAGATTATCGACACACTGGCCGCGCGACATACAGAATTGACGGTCAGGGTTTTGCGGGGAAATCATGATGTCAGCGCCCATATGATCCTGACCTTTGCTTTGGCGGAACGGTACCGACTTGCTGAAAATGTGACAATCGACAAGTCGCCACGCGATCTTTTTTGGGTTAAGCATGGCCGCGCGTTGGTAGCGTTCCACCATGGCGATAAGGCCCCGGCACAGCGTCTTGCAATGGCCTTGGCGGATGAATGCCCCCACTGGTCTGATACGCGAGATAGGCATATTCTGACAGGCCATATCCACCACGATAGCGTAAAGGACTTCCCCGGCGTGAAATGGTGGAGCCTACGCGCGTTCTGCCCTGCCGATGAATACGGGTCTAGCTTTGGACCTAGGCGGGCTTTGCAAGCTATGGTCTATTGCGCTAAGAAAGGCCTGATCTTGCAGGCAATTGAACCGATTGAGAGGGTGAAATGAGCTTAGTTCAAGATGAGGACGGCAACTGGCACGATGACTTAGTTTATCGTCCTGTTAATATAGATCACAAAAAGTCAGATGGTGGTCCATCATCATATTACGACTTTGATCCGGGATGGGTTACGTTCAATGATTTTGCAGAACATAAAGCCAAAACGCAATGGGGCGGTTTTTCCATGCATCTTAGAGACATCGGGAAAGCAGTTTGTCGTTTTGGCGTAAAACAAGGAACTACAGATGCATATGACGCGCGCAAGATCATCTATTCAGGGATAAGGCTTCTAGGAATGATTGAGGGTAAGGACGCAATGCGGCAAGAATTAGTTAAGCTGTTAGCTGATCCACAGTTTAAATAATGAATAAGGCAATCGACATGCTGCACAAGCTAATCGAGTTTGAATATCCAGACAAGGAAAAACCCGCCTAGGCGGGTTTAGTTTTGTTCACGCTTCTTGGATTTTTTCAACCTTGACAATCTCGTATTCGTCAAATTCTGAAATTCCAAGATCATCAAACGCGCTCAAGAAAGCGCCCTCATCAGTTCCGTCACTCTCAAGATAATCCACGCCCAGAAGTGTTGTGGAAAATTTCATCCTAATCAACACAGTTGCTTTCACGTCCTTTACTTCTTGGTCAAGTTCATAAGTCATATATTTTACCCTTCCGTTGTTTCAAGTTTACGATAACCTATCATACCCCACAAACAAACCCCGCGCAACAACTATTTTGCAGCGCGGGTTACAATTCATCGGACAGTATCGCGTTTTGTTATAGGTTTTATTACCCCCTCCAACTCTGGATAACCCATACCGCCTTGGGATCATCGCCACGGATTAGGGCGGGGTCCATGGGTGTATTCATTTCGATTGTGACAGAACCGCCGTTTGTCTGGGAAACGCAATCGGCTAGCAGCTTAGAATTAAAACTGATTTTCATGGGATCACCCGTGTAGGTGACTTCCAATTCGTCCTTAGCCTCATTGCCGTTCGACCCCGACACAGAGATAACCAGTGACGTTGCGTCGATATCAAACTTGACCGCCCTAGCCTTTTCGTCCGACACCGCAATAACGCGGTCGCTTGCCGTGCGGATAGAAGCGCCATCGGCAGTTAGATGATTGTTGTTGCCTACAGGAACGATCTGGCGATACTCTGGATAAGTTCCGTCAACAACTTTGGACACGATCACGCTGGAACCATAATCAAACTTGATCTTGGTTTCCGACACGCTTACCTGCACATCACCAACCGCGTCTTGCTTTAGCAGTTCTGCAACTGTCTTAGATGGAATGATCACGCCGGGAAATTCAACCGTATCCGGTCCGTCGATACATGCCAGCTTTGCGCCATCCGTGGCAACGGCGCGAATATGCCCTTCCTCATTGTGCAGATAGACGCCGCAAAGATAATAGCGCATTTCTTCGGTGGACATTGCCACTTTTGACAACGCGATCAAGCGATGTAATTCCGGCGCGGGCAATGGGAACGTCACTTCATATTCATGACTTGCCATGAATGGGAAGTCTTCAATCGGCATGGTTGCCAGCTTGAATTCAGACCGTCCAGCCTTGATGATCAGGAAACCATCGACCGCGTCAAGATCAACCAATGATCCCGATGGAAGTCGCTTTACAACATCGCCCAACATCGCCGCGTTAACGGTAATGCCACCTTCCCGCGTAACGGTTACTGGCGTTGTCATTGTGTGTTCAATGTCAAGGTCAGTAGCCCGCATAGTGATTGCGTCTGCACTTGCCGTAATCGCAACGTTTGCAAGAATTGGCAGCGTGTTGCGCCGTTCAACAACGCCCAACGTTGCCGCAAGCATCTTGGCGAGTGTTTTCTGTTCAGCTTGGAATTTCATTCTGCTACAATCCCCACGATTTCAGTGCTTTCAATATTATCAACACTTGATGCAAATGATGCTTTAAGTTTGGCGGCCTTTGCATTCTTAGCAGTTACAACGACAGCTTCACTTACTTCAACGTTGCCATATACGTTTACAACGTAACGCTTTTCTTCGCCATCATCCGGTGGGCCAATGATTTTTGCAGCACTCCCATAACCCGGCTTGTTGATAAGTTCGTGTAGGTCGATTGTCATCCTTTAACCTCCTTTAGGTTAGCTTTTCTATACTCAATCATGTTTCGCTTTGCAATCTGCAATTCGACAAGGTTTTTATAGTGACCTCCACCCGGCTTCTTTACAGCCTCTTTCATGATCCGTTCTGACTTTGCGGGGTCGCTTTCTGCGATGTGGCCATATCCGGGTTTAATCATTTTCAAGCATGTCCCTAAATTGCCGCCAACCTCTGAAGTTACGGCACCATCCGTCAATCGCCATAGCCTGATGTTCCATCGGGCTTGAATGCATAGGATTAGCACGGGCCAGACGTTCAAACAAGGCTATATCTTGTTCGTATGTCGGTTCTTTTCCTTCATGCGTCAAATATGACACACGGGCGCATCGGGCGGCGGAACGTTTTAGATCATCGCAATATGGCGTGTGCCATGTGCTTTCGTCCGGCACGCTTTCATCCCTAGCTTTGCGCATGACCTTTGCCAGTGCCTGAATTTCCGGTTGCGCGTCGGGATGATCACGCAAGGCAAAGAAATTATCCCATTCCGTTGCTGTCACTAGAACGTTGATATGTGCGAAAGGTTCAAGAATGCGGTTTACGATTTGTTTATGCGCACCGATAGCGGAAAGGACGCGCGCATACTCAACAGCTTTAACCATTGCGGCTAGCCATTCATGTTTTGCAAACTCTGTGTTTTCGATCTCATCACCCGCCTGCATGCCGGGCTTGTTGCTACCCCAATGGATTGGCGTTGCAGGATCGTCTAGCACGTCCTGAATAAGCCGCTCAACAGGAATAGCGCGGCTACTTGAAGCATTCCGACTAAATGCCCTATGGGTCATAAATTCCGAATGAATGAACCTTGGATAGCGCAACTGCATTGTGGTAATGCGGTTGCCATTCCATATTGTGTCTGCGATGATCGTGGCGGTAATGGTCATTTCCGTGTCCTACTCCAATAACTCATGCACGGCGTTTCGTCCGTGTCAGGCTTGTATACAGTCCTTGATAATCGCAAGGCTTTGTTCCGCTATTTTCGTGCCTGTAGCAAGATTGTGACAGTCTGCATTCAGCTGCGCACATTGAAATGTCTGGCATTGTTTATCCTTCTCTCCCGCTGTCTGTGGTGGCCATACATTTAGCGCAAGTTGGCTGCTCTTCGGATTTAAAACTTTCATTAGCAGGAACGTCGATTTCGCATATTGTCCAAACGACATAAGTATTTTTATCACTATCTACTAACCTAGAGCCGTCACATAAATGAATTACGCCTTTGCGGTCTTCCCACAGATGATTGTCTTTATATTCATGACTCATATAATTTCCACAAAGCCTTTGAAATTTTGGATAGTTCCATGGTTTGCTCCAATAACTAGTTATCAAGTCCATCCATTCTCTCCTTCGTTTAAGTTTCGGGGGTGGTTATAGTCTTATCAAAACGAACTCTCAGTCGAACTTCCTCTGGAAAGTTTGCATTGGTATACACTTCAACTCTTACATTTTCAGTTGCTTCCTTTAGAAGGGCAGGAAGCATCTTGTTCTCAACTTCGTTCTCAACTTGATTCTCAACTTCGTTCTCAACTTCGTTCTCAACTTGATTCTCATCCCATTCCCCAGCCACCACTTGCTCTTTTTCTGTGTCGTTAGTTACTTCTCTAACTTTAATATATTCATCATCACGCTGATTTTTCTTATTCATCAGGAATGCATCATAGTTATTTCTCACGGAAAAAGTGCCTGCCAATCCTGAATAGAAAAGTTCAAACTCTCTCGGTTTTCGCTGGCTCATATAGCTGGTGCTCCTACTTCTTGTGCGGATAAAATAAAATCAACAACTTTTTTCTCACCATCTTTATCACGAATTAAAATTAACTGCGCTGGAGACAAGCCTCCAAAGTTTAGATTTTCCGCAAAAAGCCATAAAGTTATTTTCTCCGGCTCATCCTTAAAAAACTTAGCTAAACTGTGCGCTATTATTTGTCTGTTAGTCATTTTCACATCCCCTCTGATTTCTGTGCAATTTCTTTTTCTGATGTTAAAAAATTATCGTATGCGTTTAGAATTTCGTGAATAACGCCAACGTAGTGAATTAAGCATTTTTCTTCCGTTTGAAGCTTTATTAAATCAACATGATCTTTTATTTGGCTAAGTTTTGTTTCAACTCCGCGAATAGGGAGAAGTTTCCACTGAAATCCATTGTGTGAAACAGTTATGCTTTTCATTTATTCTCCTAAGCTTACAAAGCTAATACTGTAAAGAACTACAACAATATAAATGATAGTAGCTGATATTAATAATACTGGTTCCTCTAATTCAATTCTCATGTGTTCTCCGATTTCTGTGCAATTTGGTTTATTTCGTTAATAGCATTTCTTGATAGCCTAAGGCTGGCTTTAAAGCGATCAGCTTCTTGACAATCAACTGGCCAATTTACGTTAAACCCGTTACCGTTATTTTTAATTCTTTCCAAACTTCGTTTTTATACCAATAATATGGTTGTTCTTGGTATTTTTTTAAATCATTATATAATGGGTCGGATTGTGGTACTTTATGATAACCG